AAAGTTACAATCTATGTTAGCTGCAAAGTTAAACGAGATGGACTATGAAGAAGAAGGTATGAAGAGCAATGATGAAATGGAAGAAGGATTTACGTCCTCTCATGAAGAAAATTCAGATGCTAATTTGGATTTTAATCTAGAAGAAGAAATGGATGAAGAATCTATGGACGAAGAATTCGATTTATCTGAAATTTTAGCTGAACTTGAAGATGAAGATGAAAAATCTGATATTAAAGAAGCTAAAGAAGAAGAAGAAGGTGAAGAAGAAGAAGTTGAAGTTGCTGACATGTCTGTAGAAGATTTAAAAGCTCTTATTAAAGACATCGTAAGCCAAGAAATTGAAGCTGAAGAAGAAATGCCTGCTGATGAAGCTGGTGAAGAAGAAGCTGATATGGAAATGGGTAGCGAAGAAGGTAGCGAAGACGAAATCGATTTAGAAGAATTATTAGCTGAACTAGATTCATTAAATGAAAATGAAGAAAAAGAATCATTAAATGAAGAAGTTGATTACCAAGCACTTATTAACATTGTACTAGCTTTAGGGATTCCTCTTGCAGGAGCAATTGCTTTTGCAAAAGGTCTAACAAGCAGTGCTATAAAAAGAGCAACAAAAGAAAAAGGTGCACCTCTAACCGATGAAGAAAAAAAGAAAGTTGTAGGGCAACTTGGAAGCGAAGTTGGTAGTATTGGTAGAAGTTTCGGAAGTGGCCAAATGGAAGAAGCTAAAAAAGCTAAAAAAGCTAAAGAAGAAAAAACAGAAAAAGATGAAATGAAAGAAGCTATTGCTACTATCAATACTCTTCGTTCTGAATTAAACGAAACTAACTTGTTAAACGCTAAGTTACTTTATGTTAACAAAATCTTCAAAGCTAAGAATTTAACTGAATCACAAAAATTAAAAGTAATTGCTTCATTCGACAAAGCAACTAACGTAAAAGAAGCTAAAGTAGTATTTGAATCTCTTCAATCTGCTTTAACTGCTGCTCCTAAGAAAGCATTAAAAGAATCTTTCGGATTCGCTTCTAAAGCAGCTGGTGTAGCTCATAAATCTACAATAGTTGAAACAAATGACGCTATTACTCGTATGCAAAAACTTGCAAACATTATTAAATAATTAAAAACCCAATTTAAACTCGTTTAAAAATGAACGTACAACAATTATTAGAATCGTCTAATCAGTATAAAGTTATTGCTGATGACGCAAAAAAACTTAGCCAAAAATGGGTTAAGTCTGGTCTTTTAGAAGGCCTTAAAAGCGAAACTGATCGCAACACAATGGCTATGCTATTGGAAAATCAGGCAAAACAATTAGTAACTGAAGCTTCTTCAACTGGTACTGCATCTCCTGGTGCTGGAACTTACAGTGGTGAATCTTGGAATGGCGTTGCTCTTCCATTGGTTCGTAGAGTATTCGGTGAAATCGCTGCTAAAGAATTCGTTAGTGTACAACCAATGAACTTACCTTCAGGTCTTGTATTCTATTTGGATTTCAAATATGGTACAAACGTTGTTCCATTTGCTAACAATGGTTCTTTGTATGGTGCTAATGCTTCTAACAATGTAACTGATATTACTTCTCAGTCACTTTACGGTGCTGGTAAATTTGGTTACTCAATCAACCAATACACTCAATCTGCTGTAGCTGCTGTAGTTTCTGCAACTTCTGCTAGCTGGGCTGAGTTTAACTTTGATTCTGACTATTCAGCTTCTGTTGTTGCTGGTGGATTTAAAAAAGTACTAGTTCCTTTACCTGCAGGATACGATATAAATGGCGTTCGTGCATTTACAATCACTTCAGGTTCAACCCTTTTAGCTACTGATGTTCTTTCAGCATTTACAACTGTAACTAGCAACACAGCTTCTTTCTTTGTAACTGGTTCTAAATTTGCTACTGCTGGTGTTAATGGTGCTATTACATTATCTGCATTGTATTATGATTTTGCTCCACAAGATTCTGGTAGCGGTCAATTCCGTGGTGATTTTGAAGATGGCGTTACTAAACAACCTAGTACAGCTGCTCCTTCAACTATCAACATCCCAGAAATTAATGTTCAGTTAAAATCTGAAGCTATCGTTGCTAAAACTCGTAAGTTGAAAGCACAATGGACTCCAGAATTTGCTCAGGATTTGAACGCTTACCATAGCGTAGATGCTGAAGCTGAATTGACTGGTATCTTATCTCAATACATCTCTATGGAGATTGATTTGGAATTGTTAGATATGTTAATTCAAAACGCTTTCACAGTTGATGCTTGGTCTGCAGTTAATAATACTACAGTTACTGTAACTAATAACGTATTATCTACTAACCCAACTGTTAACACAGCTGGTTTCTACAACACACAAGGTGGTTGGTTCCAAACTTTAGGTACTAAATTACAGAAAGTTTCTAACAAAATCCATCAGTTAACTTTAAGAGGTGGTGCTAATTTCTTAGTATGTTCTCCAACCGTAGCTACTATCTTGGAATCAATTCCTGGATTTGCTGCTGATGGTGATGGTGAGAAAATGGAATTCAACTTCGGTATCCAAAAGGTTGGTTCATTAAACAGCCGTTATAAGGTTTACAAAAATCCTTATATGACTGAGAACGTAATCTTAATGGGTTACAAAGGTGCTCAATTCCTTGAGTGTGGTGCTGTATTTGCTCCATATGTTCCATTAATCATGACTCCGTTGTTATACGATCCAAACACTTTCACTCCAAGAAAAGGTTTGATGACTAGATACGCGAAGAAAATGATCCGTCCTGACTACTATGGTAAGATCTATGTTAGTGGTTTGAATACTATCTAATATAACCTAAAAATAAAAAACGACCAGGTGTAATAGCCTGGTCGTTATTTTAAAATAATTTTAATTTAACAAAATGAACATTCAATCATTATTAGAATCATCAAATCAATATAAAGTTATTGCTGATGATGCAAAAAAACTAGCCAAAAAATGGTCTAAATCAGGCCTTTTGGAAGGTATTACTAATGAGAATGATCGTAATACGTTATCGATGTTGCTTGAAAACCAAGCAAAACAATTAGTAACTGAAGCTTCATCTACAGGTACAGCTGCCCCAGGCGCTGGTACTTATAGTGGTGAAAGCTGGAACGGAGTTGCATTACCCCTTGTACGTAGAGTATTTGGTGAAATCGCAGCAAAAGAATTCGTTTCCGTTCAACCAATGAACTTACCTTCAGGACTTGTGTTTTACTTAGATTTTAAATATGGTACTAATGATGTACATTTTAATTTAAATGGTTCATTATATGGTGCTAATGCAACAACAAACGTAACTGATATTACATCAGAATCTCTTTATGGTCCTGGACAATTTGGTTATTCAATTAATAATTTCTCTGCTTCTGTTACAGCTGTAACAGGCGCTTTAGCTACATGGGCTGATTTCAATTTCGATTCAGATTTTTCAGCTTCTGCTGCTTCTAACCAATGGAGAAAATTATTAGTTCCATTACCTTCTACAGCAGATCAAAATGCTGTTCGCTCATTCTTTATTAGTGGTAGTATACTATCTGGTTCAACTAGTTTAGGTACAATCACAGTAGCTAGCATATCTAGCACTACTCAAGGATTTACAACTGTAACTAACGCTACAGCGTCATTCTTAGTAACTTCATCTTTATTCTTTGGATCTGGTTCAGTAACTGCTTTTGGTAGTGGTTCAAACGGAACTCAAACATTATCTTTATTCTTTAGTGTAAATCCAAGCGTTACTTTACAACGTGGTGATTTTGAAGATGCAAGCACAGGTGGTGGTTCTGGCACTCCAGGTGGTAATGGTGGTTACCCAAGCGTTCAATCAAACACTACAATCGGTATTCCAGAAATTAATGTTCAATTGAAATCTGAAGCTATTGTTGCTAAAACAAGAAAATTAAAGGCTCAATGGACACCGGAATTTGCTCAAGACTTAAATGCATATCATTCAGTAGATGCTGAAGCAGAATTGACAGGAATTTTGTCTCAATATATTTCAATGGAAATTGATCTTGAGATTTTAGATATGTTGATCCAAAACGCTTTCACTGAAGATTATTGGTCTGCAATTAATAATGTAACTATTGATTCTGCTGGTAATACTAACCCAACTGTCAACACAGCCGGTTTCTATAACACACAGGGTGGTTGGTTCCAAACACTTGGTACCAAATTACAAAAAGTATCAAATAAAATTCATCAATTGACATTACGTGGAGGTGCAAACTTTTTAGTATGTTCTCCAACTATAGCTACAATTTTGGAATCTATTCCTGGATTTGCTGCTGATGGTGATGGTGAAAAGATGGAATTTAATTTTGGTATTCAGAAAGTAGGTAGCTTAAACAGCCGCTACA